GGCTGTTCGCTCTCAAACCCAGTACAAGCAAGAGTACTTGTCTACTCTGTACACCGCAGACACCCTTTACGGTGTTCAGGTGTATCGTCCTGAAGCTGGCTTTGTTCTGGCAGTACCTTCTGCCTAATAGAGTACCGGGGGCCGCAAGGCCCCTTTTCCTTTTCTCTTGCTAGGAATAACCAATGGCTAATTACACCAAAACCACTGACTTTGCGGCTAAAGACACGCTTCCGGGCGGTGACACCAATAAGGTTGTTCGTGGCTCAGAGTTTGAGACAGAATTTGACGCTATATCGACTGCGATTGCTACAAAGTCTGATACAGCAAGCCCTACGTTTACCGGCACAGTTACTATCCCGACCGCTGACATCAACGGCGGAAACATCGATGGGACAGTAATAGGCGCTTCTACAGCAGCCGCTGGTACGTTTTCTGACCTTACTGCAACAACAGCAGACATTAACGCAGGCACAATTGACAATGCTGTGATTGGTGGCTCTACAGCCGTTGCAGGGACATTTACCAACCTTACCGCTAGTGGCACTGTTAACTTTAGCGGTGCAACTATTAGCAACCTTGGAACAATTACGACCGCCAACCTAGACGGCGGCACGGTGGACAATGCTGTTATTGGTGGAACAACGCCAGCGGCAGGATCGTTTACCACACTGTCTGTTTCTAGCACGTTTACCGTAAATGGCGGTGCTGTAACAGCTACAGCGGCTGAGCTAAACATTCTTGACGGTGTTACAGCCAGTACCGCAGAACTTAACATTCTAGATGGCAAGTCATTTGTAGATGAAGATGACATGAGCAGTAACTCTGCCACGGCTATTCCTAGCCAGCAGTCCGTAAAGGCTTATGTAGATTCACAGACTGGCGGGGGCGGGGCTACGCTTTCAGGCCTTACCGACACTAATATTACGTCTCCTGCTGATGCAGCTCTTTTGTTTTACGACACTGCTACATCAAAGTGGATTGACAACGCAGTATCTGGCGACATTACGATTGCGGATACTGGCGTAGCTGCGATTGGCACTGGCGTTATAGTCAATGCAGATATTAGTGCTAGTGCGGCTATTGATATATCTAAGCTAAATGGCGTTACTGCGACTGCGGCGGAACTAAATATTCTTGATGGAGTTACGGCAACTACAGCAGAGCTAAATATTCTTGATGGCGTTACGGCCACAGCCGCTGAGTTAAACATCCTTGATGGTGTAACAAGCACCACGGCTGAGCTTAATATATTGGATGGCGTAACAAGCACCGCTGCAGAATTGAATATTCTTGATGGTGTTACCTCTACAGCCGCAGAGCTTAATCTTGTTGATGGATCTACTGCTGACACAGTAGTAAACAGCAAAGCTGTTATTTACGGTGCGGCAGGTCAGATTACAGCCAATGAGCTAGATGTAGACAACATCCAAATAGACGCTAATGCAGTCAAGTCTACAAACACCAACGGCAACATTCAGTTATTTCCTAATGGCACAGGTTTTACAGAGCTTTATGGAAACACCAATGCTGGCGCTATTCGTTTTAACTGTGAATCAAATAGCCATGGTGTAACGGTTAAGGGGCCACCTCATTCAGCGGCGGCTACTTATAGTCTTGAGCTTCCTGATGCAGACGGGTCAGCCGGACAGCTTCTCAAAACAGATGGCAGTGGTAAGTTGGCATTTACTAGCTCTTTGCCCGGAGTTACTTCTACATCAGCAGAGTTGAATTTACTTGATGGGTCAACTGCAAATACTGTTGTTAATTCAAAAGCAGTGATTTATGGGTCTAGCGGAGAGATTACTACTACTCAGCTAGATTTAACTGGTCAAGGCGATTTGAGATTGCAGGATAGTTCAGGCGGTCAATATGTAGCTTTGCAAGCGGCAGCAACAGTAGGTTCTAGCTATACACTTACCCTCCCTTCTGCTGATGGCTCTAGCGGTCAAGTTTTGCAGACTAACGGTAGCGGCACTCTTTCTTTTGCTGATGCTGGAGGTGGCGGGCTAACGTCTTCATCCAATGTTAATCTAGTTGAGGATGCGACTGAAGTAGAGTTTACCGGAATACCTGCTGGCACAACTTTGATATTTATGCAGATGCACAAAATAAGGTCTGATGATGATGCAAACGACTGGGGTATACAGCTTGGCGGCTCTAGTGGTTATAAAACAAGTGGATATGAGGGTGGGACATGGGACGGCCCCTCTGATAGCACCGGAAGTCAAAGTGGGAAGTTGGGATTATTTTATTACAACTCAACAGGAAGAATAGATGCGGCTTCAGCAATATTGTGGAAAGGACCGGGGAATTATTGGATGTCTATAGGCAATGCGGTCGGAACCCACCATGGTGTTGCTTGGGTTAATTTAGGAGAAGAATTAACAAAGTTAAAGTTGATGCTTCAAAATGGTGGCAGAGACTTTGACGTTAGCAGCGGTGGCTCTTGCTCGATTCAATATATGTGAGGAGTTTATGAAAAAAGTAGTTCATAACCTGCAGACAGGTGAGACGACCACCGTTGATCACACAGACGGTGGTATCACATTAACAGCAGAAGAAAAAGCCGCCCGCAAAAGGGAGGATCGAGATTTGCTGCTTTCAAAAACCGACTGGAGAGCCGCCAGCGATTTAACATTGTCAACTGAATGGGCAGCATATCGTCAAGCATTACGCGATGTGCCGCAGCAAACAGGGTTTCCTGACTCAATTGCTTGGCCTGAAAAGCCTGAATAGTGAAAATACGGTCACTAATTATTACTGCGTGTTTGTTATGTCCTGCCCTTGCGCTGGGGGAGGACACGACGACCAATATACAGACAACATCGTCGTCTACAAACACCAATAACAACAACAATCAAAACGTCAATACGACGACCTATACAGGTACGTCTAGCAATACCAACGTGAACACAAACCTGAACACGTCAGCTATTGACTCAACCTATAGCGCCACTACAAACAACACGAATCTTAATCAGAATACAACTGATTACACTGGCTTGATTACTAATATCAACACCACTAACTCAACCAGTAATAACGTAAACAACAACACCAACAACAACATCAACACCAATACGAATACGTCTGTTAGCACCGCTACAAACATCAATCAAAGCACCAGTAATAGCGTTAGCCTAACTACTTCTGAGACGACTATTGACCAGACAAGCAGGTCTACGTCAGACGTTAACTCTAATAACAACAACGTAAACACGAACAACTCTACTAGCACCTCAACTCAGAGGGTGACGCAGGACATCAACTCGCCACCTCCTAGTGCGATAGCTCCGAGCATTGGCAGTAGCTACAGCCAAGACCTCTGTACTACGGGTATATCCGGGGCGGTGCAGACTCAGATACTTGGCTTTTCGACCGGCAAGTCTGTGCGAGACAAGAACTGTGAAAGAATCAAGCTCAGCAAGACCTTGTACGACATGGGGATGCGGGTAGCTGCTGTTAGCCTTATGTGCCAAGACTACAGGGTGTGGTCGAGCATGATGGACGCTGGGACACCTTGCCCTATTGAGGGGCAGATAGGTGATGAGGCCAAGGCGTTGTGGGCGGCTTATCCTGAGCGTATTCCTGAGCCAGAGAGACGCATGTGATATGAAGCGACTTGTTGGCACAATGTTGTTGTTTTATGCCTGCACTGGGTATGGGCAGACTCAAACTACTGAAAACTTGATAACTCTCACTCAGGCTTCAAACAATATAGCGTTTAATGCAGTAGCGGGGACTTATCAGTATAGCTTCCAGACTGGCGAGGTAACGGGTGGTGGCTTGTTACCCCAATATGACCCGCTACAAATACTCACGCTCAACTGGTCGTTTGATGCCCTAATGAATTGCAACAATTCTATTGGTGGGTTTTGCCAAGATGAGAATGGTATAGAAGATGAACTGCAAGCATTTCTTGCTGTGACCAACTCAGATGGTGATGAGGATGTGCGTCAGGTTCTAAACACCAGAGATTATTTTACGGAGTGGCAGACTTTTAGCGGGGCTGAGGTTTACGACTTTGGTAGTGCGTATGAGGCTGTTGCGTTCCAAGTTGAAGGAGTGGATCGTGGCTTTTGGGCTGGTAATTACGGGCCAACAATCAGAAATCCATCTGTGATTGCTATCTACACTCCAATAGCTGGGCCTAAAATTCTCCCTGACTGCACTAATCCTCAAAGTGATCCGACTTGTGATGGGTATGGCGATAATGTCGCTGTTGCCCCTCCTGTAGAGCCTGAGCCTCCAACCTTTGCAGACCAAGCAACAAACGCTGTATTTGGCGACTCTCCTGATGACTTTTTGTTTTTAGAGCAACCTGACTCAACAGGAAAGCCAAGAATAATGAAGCAGATAGAGGCTCAACAGGTTTATCAAGATATGCCTCAAGAGGCAGAAATGTTTGATGCACCGCCTGTTCAGGGTAGGCCGCGAATGGAAGATGAGCCGCCTGTATTTGAAGAGCCAGAGCGGTTGATACAGATTGAGGAAGAACCTCCAGTTATTCGAGAAGCAAGAGAAGTCAAGCCTGTTGAAACGGAAGAAGCCATTGCAGAAATCGTGCGGGTTATAGAAGAGCCTCGCCCTGAGCCTGCTCCAGTGCAGGAGATTGTTGAGCCAGAGCCGGTTGCTATTCAAAAAGAGGTGGCTCCGATAGAGGTTGTTGCTGAAACACGCGCAGAGCCGGCCGCCGAAGCTGTACGCGAAGTAGTAAAGCCAGCGGTCGATGTCGTAGGGATGGCGCTATCTATGGCTAGCCAGCAGTCAAGTCAAGGTACTAGCGGCTTTGAAAGCCAGCAGAAGTCTCAAGAAATGCAACAGACAGCCCAGAGTGGCAGTCAATCTGGTGGTAGTAATTACTGGGACTCTGCGACACGAGAAACGCAGATTGCACAGTCGTTAGTCCAGCAAATACAGCAACAGCAGTCAAACAACATGGTGTCTGTAGATTTAGCGCCTCCATCTCAAGAGCAGTTTGAGGATGACTTCAATGATGCTTTGGCTGCAGGGCAGAGCGTGGGTCAGTTTTTAAGCTCACAACCGCCGGACTTTAGCCGCTTTGAGATTGATGAGCCGAGCGTTCAAGAGCAAAAGCTGGTGCGAAGAGCGACAGTGGCTTTAAAAACTATGAGTGAAGTGCAGGTTACTAAGAGCATGGATCAACAACTAGAGACGCTATCGGATACAGGCGGGTTTACAGACCAAAGCCTTGCTGTGTTTTTGATTTCTAACAACGCAGACTTTAATCAATATCAAGATGTAAACCTCTCTGATCGTGATGAGTTCTACAAAAGCAAACAGGTCTACCCAAGAAACGCCCCGCGGGTTGATCCCTTTGGTGTGCTGAGATTGGGCGGGTCAGAAACATTCAATGATCTGGTGGACATACAATGGCAGAGGTAGAGTTTGCAGGTCTAAAGGTTTCTGGCGGCAAGTTGCTGCTAGCTATACCTTTTGCGGGCAGTGTCATAGCCGCCATGTGGGGTGGCTTTGAGCTATATCAACGGTTGTTGACCGCAGAGCAGGCAATAACCGAATACGTCTCACCCGACTTCAGTGCCTACGATGAAGCTCTGGCGGTGATTGATACAAAGATGAGCAACGTCGATTCCCTAACGACTGCCCTAGAGCGTGAGTTAGACCGCCTACAGGCCGATATAGACGTTGTAGAGTCGATTGCTAGAAGCACTGATGACACGGTGGCTGAGGCTACCAGAGAGATGAGAGACGACGTTTACGCCCTTGAGGAAAGGGTGAACGACAGCCTCAGAGAGATAAACAACGAGCTTAGGGTCATGCGCGATGATTTAGAAGAGCGTATAGAGCGAATCCTAGATAACCCGCTAAACACAGAAGAGTGAGCTGAAAAATGTTACAAGCATTGTTAGGTCCGGTAGCAGGGTTGGCAAAAACATGGATGAACAATCGCCATGAGCAGTCTCAAGCTAAGCATCAGGCAAAGATGGAAGTCATTAGCAACACGGCTACGTGGGAAGAAAAGATGGCTGAGGCGTCTAATAACTCGTGGAAAGACGAGTTTTGGACGATTGTACTCGCAGTCCCACTATTCTGCCTTGGATACTCTGTTGTGGCTGATGATGCCTCTATTGTTGATCGCGTTCGTTATAGCTTTGACGTTCTATCTACTCTGCCTGATTGGTATCAGTATCTTCTTTTTCTCGCAGTCAGCGCCAGCTTCGGAATCCGGGGTGCTGATAAGCTGATGAAGCTGAGGGCCAAGTAATGGCGACTGCCGCTCAAATTAGCACGCTATACAACAAGTATCTTGGCCGGGATCCTTTGCAGTCTGGTATTGACGCATGGCTTGCGACAGGTCAGAGCATTGAGCAAATAGAGCAGGGCATAGCCAACTCGCCTGAAGCGGCTGTATTTCAAGCATTTAACGAAACTGTTGGCCGCGATCCGACAATGGAAGAGCGGGACTTTTACGTAAACGTCAACCCTGCACCTATTGAGGTTGTTGAAGAGGTTTTGTCTGGTACGCAGGAAGCGCAAGAGTTTCAGATCCAGCAGCAGTTAGATGAGACGGATATGTTGGCCGATACAACGGCTGATGACACAACGGCTGATGATGTGGCCGACGATACTCCAGCAACAGATCCATTCCCTACTGCTGATACGGGTCGATTTGGGGGCATGATTGATGCTTCTGCAACCTTTGCCGATGCTAATCAATATCTTGGCGTCAATGAGGCACAGTGGTCTGCATTTGTTAATGAAGTAAACGACATCAAAGCGCAAATGAATGCTTTTGAGGGCAATGAAGCTCGCGTTATGCAACAGCGAAGCACCCCAGACGCCCTTTTAGATCGCCGTATTGCTGTGCTGCTTAACCAAAATCCCGGCATGACCCCTGATGAGGCAAGGGCAGAAGCTGAGGCCAGCCCTGAATATCAGGACATGGTGGCTACTAATCAACAATACGAGGCATTAAATAGCCGATTGAACGAGCTTTACGCATCTGTAGGCTTGGACTCTCAGGGCAGCATTACAGGCTCTGACATGGGCGTTGAAGGCGGCATTGTTAGATTTGACCTGCAAGATGGCGGGGTTACGTTTGAGGCTTTAGGCAACTCAGTGGCTAAAGGTTTAATTATTGGCGCCGCTGCAGCCATATTTACTGGCCCATTAGCTACTGCATTAGGCCCGGCAAGTGCAGGTGGTGCTGGCATATTTTCGTCTACTGCTGCTGCAAAAGCGGCTTCTAGTGCAATTATTAGCTCTGCATCTCAACTGGCTGCTACTGGCGAGTTAGATATTGGTCAGGCGCTTGTGTCTGCGGCTATTTCTTATGGCGGCACACAGCTTGGTGATGCTATTAAGAGTAGCGGTGCTATAGGAGACATTGTGTCTCAGGTCGAATCCACAGCTAACTCAGCGGTAGATTTTTTAAGTCAAGGAAATTCTATAGCTGAAGCTGCAATTAAAGCTGGTGGTATGAGCATGTTGTCTCAGCTTGTGACTACTGGCGAAGTTAGTCTTGAGCAAGCAGGAATAGCAGCGTTAATTGCTGGTGGCGCTGAAGGTATTAATGAGCTTGCGGTAGCATCTGGGCGAGACGCCGATGAGTTTATGGCAGATCTTGCAGAGCAGGAAGAGTTCCAGCAGGCTGCAATTGATGCCGATATTAAAGACCCATTTCTCAACCCTAATTACCAGACGGTAGGTGACGGGAGTGTTGTGTTAAACACCGTCACTAACGAAGTATTTAGTGTTTCTACCAATCAATCGTTAGGCCAGTTTGATTCTTTAGATGCCAACAGTGATGGTGTTTTATCGGCATCTGACTTGCAGGAGACAGGAGTTACAGCTCAGCGAGTAACGCCAAATTTATTTGATTACAAAATGGGGGATACGGTTTATGTCGATGCCTCTGGATCGCCTGTTAACCCCGATACGGTTAAATTTGGACCCAATGGATTTGTAGATAGCGATGGCAATTTGCTAAGCACAAAGCCATATAATGAGGTGTTTGGTGGGGATAGAGGCGGTTTAGTTTGGAACTCTGAAGGCGGCACAGAAGGCACAATTAACTACGAAAACGGTGAGCTAGCATACACAAAAGTAGAAGGTCAGTGGCAAGACGCTCAAGGAAATATAGTTGATGATCCTCAGCTTGCAGATGAATTGACATTGATTGCCGCAAAGGCGATTGACACCCCGCTAGAGTCTGTTACTTACTACGATCAAGACGGCAATCCAATTGATTACAACTATGCGCCGTACAAGTTGCGCGATAGCTATGAGAGCGGTCAGTATTCTGGAACAATTTTTGGCAAAGACGGCAGTCGCTATCAGTGGGATGACGCTACAGGACTGTATAAATATTCGCCAACTACTGCTGACGCCGGTTACACACAAGAAGTGTGGTATGACCCAACAACCGGCACAGAATATGTAAAGGTAGAAGATAAGCTAACCATAAATAAAGTTGACCTTAACAATGTAGTGGAGCCGGAAAAACCGGTCACTGTGGAGACAACTGATGTAGGCGGCGATTCAGCCTCCTCTCAGCAAGCTGTAACTGACCTTACAGAAAGTTTGTCAAATGCATCGAGCAGCGAAGCTGCAAGCCAAGCAGTTACAAGCGCAGCGGCATCTGGTTTATCAGCAACTCAAATTGCGACGGCTGTTAACAGTGCGTTGAGTGGCGGGACAATTAGCTCTGAGACGGCTAGTGCAGCATCATCGGCGTTAGAAGGCATAACAAGTAAGGGCGACGTATCTGACGCTGGCGTTTTGAGTGCTTCTGGCGATCTTGCTACTGACACTGGCTCTGACGGCGCTACTGTTACAGCAGTTACTCAACCTTCCGGACTTTTGACTGGTAGCAATATTACAACTGGCGCAGGGGTTTCTGGGTCGGCTGGCGGGGATGCAAGGCTTTCTTTTGATGATTTTACCGGCTCAAGCGGAGACGGAAGATTGTCTTTTGATGATTTTAATGTTTCTACTGGTGGCGTTGCTGGCGATGGATTAAAAGCAAATGGTGTAACCGTAGCTAATGTTGGCGCAGGAAATATTACAGGTGGCTCTGGTCTAGATGGGTCCGGAGTGGCCGGATCAGGAGTTGATGGCTCTGGTCTAGACGGGTCCGGCCTAGATGGGTCCGGCCTAGACGGGGCTGGAGTTGATGGTTCTGGTGTGAATGGGGATGCCAAATTAACTACTACAATAGACACATCAATAACCACCGGCTCTGCAATAGCGCCGACTGCTGGGCCGCCGGGACCGGGAGTCACAGAAACCGTTGAAAATGGCAAAGGTAATGGGAAAGGGTCAGGGGAAGGTTCGGGTGAAGGCTCTGGGAGTGGCTTAGGTGGCGCTGGGACAGCAGCCGTTGGGGCATCTGGGATGCTTACTGGCCAAGAATCCCGCCCGCTATCTAAAACAGACATTCGCATTCAAGCCGATCCGGTTCAGGCAGCTCGCATTCCTGTAGAAGATGCGGTTGCTCAACTCATGAAATACATCAACCAGCCCCACATTGATAAGCCATCTGGCCAAGCGCTAAGCGGTCTATTCGATAAAATTTTTGAAGATCGAGAGAACATCGCATGACATATTTGAACTTGGTAAATAATGTATTACGGCGTCTTAGAGAGGACGAGGTAAGCAACGTATCTGAAAGCACATATAGCGCCATGGTTGGCGACTATGTAAATGATGCAAAGGATTTGGTTGAGACTGCGTGGGACTGGTCAGGTCTGCGTACTACGCTAACAATCACGACCGCAGCAGATGATTACACCTATTCACTCACTGGTAGCCGTAATGAAGGCAAGGTGTTTAGGGTTATCAACGACACCTCTAATGCCGAAATGGAATATCAAACGCAGGCATGGTTTGACAATGAGTTCTTTGTCAATACGCCTGTATCTGGGTCGCCTAGATACTTTACGTACAACGGCCTAGATGCCAGTGGCGATACGCAGATTGACGTATACCCTAAGCCTGACGGCGTGTATTCGCTGAAGGTCAAGATGGTAAACAGGAACACAGAGCTAAGCGCAAACGCTGACACTCTTGTTATTCCTAGTAGCCCCGTTATCCACATGGCGATAGCCCTGCTTTCGCGTGAAAGAGGCGAGACGGGTGGTACGTCTACAGCAGAGTATTTTGCGATAGCTGATAAGCATTTGTCTGATGCGATTGCGTTAGATGCCCAGAAGCACCCAGAAGAGACAATCTTCTACACACCGTAGGATAGGTTATGGCACAGCCGCTAAGAAGTATTGATCTGGTAGCCCCCGCCTTCCGTGGGATTAACACGGAGGATTCGCCTATTGCGCAGGATACATCCTTCGCAGAAGTCGCAGATAACGCGATTATTGATCGACAGGGTCGATTGGCGTCTCGTCAGGGCAACAGCGTTATTACGACCAACAAGACCGTGCTGGGTACTGACTACATTCACAATATCCACGAGTTTTACGATAGTGCTGGCAACGAAGTTATCTTCAGCACTGGCAATAATAAGATTATGACCGGCACTACTACGCTGGTAGATGCTACGCCCGGCTCATACACGATTACGGCTAATGATTGGAAGATCGTCAACTTTAACGATCATGCGTACTTCTTTCAGCGTGGCTACGAGCCTCTGGTGTATAGCAATAGTCTGGGTGCAGTGACCAAGATGACCGCTGTATCTGGGTCTTCTGTTGCGGCGGCTCAGTACTGCCATGAAGTTATTGCTGGGTTTGGCCGATTGTGGGTGGTTGGTACAGCTACTAACGACACCACTATTTACTGGTCTGATTTGTTAGACGGTGATGACTTTAGTGGCGGGTCTAGCGGTTCTATTGACGTATCTAAGGCGTGGCCCGATGGTGCTGACAAGGTGGTGGCACTGGCGGCACACAATGGCCTACTGGTTATCTTTGGCGAACACAGCATTTTGGTGTATCAAAACGCAGACACCCCTGCGTCCATGTCTATTGCAGACACAATTAGCGGTGTAGGCTGTATCGACCGTAAGACGGTGCAAAGCATTGGCACTGACCTATTGTTTTTGAGCGATGACGGCCTACGTAGCCTTGGTCGGGTGATTCAAGAGAAGTCTTTGCCGGTATCTGACCTCAGCCGTAACGTAAAACAAGACTTGATTGCAAAGCTGGCTGCCAAAACCAGCCCCGCTACCAGCGTATACAGCCCTGAAAACTACTTCTATTTACTAGGCTTGCCCGATAGCAACCTTATTTACTGCTTTGATCTGAGGGGTCAGCTAGAAAACGGCTCGTTCCGTGTAACCAAGTGGCCTAGTGTTAATTTCAAGAGCTTTGCTAGAGACCGCAATGGTGACATCTATATTGGCACGGTTGATGGCATTGGCACTTACGACGGCTTTGATGACAACAACTCATCATATATCTTCCGGTATACCAGCCCCGGCCTGACATTTGGCGATCCGTCAAAGATTAAGATCCTCAAGAAGATACGGCCTACGATTGTGGGTGGTAATAATGCAGATATTATCCTGAGTTGGACGTATGACTTCTCAGTTCAGGCCAACACCTCAAGGTTTAGGGTTGGCTCATCAACGCCGGGGTTTTATGGCGTGTCAGAATATACGGCTGTTGAGTATTCTCTTGGCGATCTAATCAGCCGCAAGTCTTTAAATTGTACGGGTAATGGCACTGTGGTTACGGTAGGTTTGCAAACAGAAGTAAACGGTAGCTCTATATCCCTACAGGAAATGAACGTATTAGCATTAATAGGTAAGACGTTATGACAACCCCCAACGTGTACAGCACGACGGTCGGCCAGCAAGATCCAACGCAGAATTATCAAGTCATAGACGAACTGCAAGGATTGATAAATCCCAGCCAAGCCTATAACCCTTCGGGGACTTATGCTGGCGCCACGGCAAGTGGCGGCTATGACTATTCAGGCATTTCATCTGGCTCTGTAGACCAAATGATTAATAACATTGCCGGATCCGGCATTCTTAGCGGTTTGTTTGGCGGCATAGCAGAGAACATCGTGCCAATAGCATCCGGAATAGGCGGGGCGGCAAGCCTGATGGGTGCGTACAACCGGCTTGGGTCGATTGGTGAGCGTGCCAACATCGGTGCAGGGCTTATCGGCGAAGAAGCCTTTGCGCGGTCGCAGTTCAAGCCATTTACCGTTACTACGGGGACAGGCTCTAGTGTTGGCGTAGGTGTCCCAGCACCCGGAGCTTTCCCTGAAATGGGCCGAGAAGCCCGTATCCAGCAGCTTATGGACACTCAAGGGATTACCCGTGAGCAGGCCATAGCGAACCAACAAGCCTCACAAATGCGTGGGTTTGACATAAACAACGACGGCGTAGTCACCAATCAAGAGTTTGCGGCTGCTAGAAATGCTGGGTTAACCGGCACAGGCGCAGTTGGTGGGGCTGGTGGTGGCGCATTTACTGGCGCAGGGCCAATGATTGGGCCAAATATCCAGACAACGTACAGCCCTTTAGAGCAGGCTATATCTCAAGGGGCCTTTACAGGCGCGCAAACCTTGCTGGGTGGCGTGGCAGGCGATCAAGCGGCTCGAGAGCAAGAGATATTCGACCGTATCAGAGCTACTCAGCTTGGTGAAGAAGAGCGTCAGCGTCTAGCCCTTGAAGAAAGGCTTGCTAGTCAAGGTCGATTGGGTGTCCAGACGGCCATGTTTGGTGGTACACCAGAGCAACTAGCACTAGCTAAGGCTCAGGAAGAAGCTCAGGCTAGGGCATCACTGGCAGCTATACAGCAAGCTCAAGCAGAACAGGCACAACAAGCACGACTTGGCACTCAGCTATTGGGTGCGGCGTATCTGCCAGAAGCTCAGGCTCAGAATGCCCTACAACGTGGCCTTTTGGCCTCTCAGATAGCACAGCGTGGTCAGCTATATGGGACTGGACTATTCGGTGAAGCCTCTATAGCGGGCCTAGATGCCCTTCTGGCGTCAGGTATCGGTCAGGCTGAGCTGATGGGAACAACCGGGACAGGATTGCTGTCAGGGGCTATAGGTGGCGCTGGTGGCGGCCAAGGCGGCCTAACTGAAATTCTTGGAGGTCTTGCCTCTGAGTATGGCCCGCAGGCGGTCGATTACATTGCAGGTTTGTTTAGGAGATAAGTTATGGCTTTAACACTTAAATCGGCGTCGCTTTTAGCAAGGCCGGGATTTACCGAACAGGCCGGACAGGTTGCCAAAGAGTTTGCCTCAGCACCCGCGATAGGAAGGCGGCGAGGCATGTTGACTGATCTGCTTGGCCCTGCATTAGACCCAATGGCTACATCAGAACAATTGCGGCAGTCTGCGATTGGCGCGCTGGGCATGGGCGAGCAGGACTTAGCTTTACAGCTTGGGCAAATGGCGGCGGCAAAAGCGCCGGTGGACTTGGCAGGCTACTACGCTAGAAACCCTAACGAAAGAGCCGATCTATCTAAGAGTTTTACCCCAGAAAGCATAAGGAACTATCTTTCTTCTGGCGGGCGACAGCCTTTGATCCCGCTGCCAAAAACCGGTGACACCACAAACATCAATCTGGATATGGCGGAGGCTAGAGAGACAAAACTGCAAGAAGAACTAGGAACTCAAGAGGCAAAGGCCATTGGCGCTACGATAGAAGCGGGGCGAGAGGCAACCCAAGTTCTTCCTAAGTACGCCCAAGCTCGCGCAATCATGGAGCAGAGTGGCGATGATATAACAGGATTTGGTGCTGGAGCTTTATTAGATGCGCGAAAGTTAGTGCAGGCAACGTACAATGCGTTTGGCGTAAGCCCGAATGACTCCGTTAGAAGCGCGTTAGATAGGAATGTTGCTGATGCCGAGCTAATAACCGCATTTCAACAAGATTTTGTTACCGGCAGGCTTGCCGCAACAAAAGGCGCCATATCAGATGCTGAATTTAAAGCGTTTTTGGCTTCAGTGCCGAATCTTATGACATCAAAAAAAGGCTACATAAGTATGTTGAACTTCTTGGAAAAAGCCGCTGTTCGAGCAGAAATAAAGGGGGATTATTTCCGAATGGGCATTCCCTCTGAGGCCAATGCCAATGACTTTAAGCAAGCCGATAAGATGTGGACTGTTTTTAGCTCTCAATTCCCCGCTGGAAATGAAAACACTGCGGGCATACCAAAGGATGAGCTTCGCCAGATGTGGAATCAGTTTAGAATTAAGAATACGAATGAAAAAGGCTTGCCAAAGCAACAAATAACAGCGTTAGACCCTAAGCAAGTCAATTTTTTTGCGACAAATGAGGATGGTGAGCTTGCCCCAGTAACGCTTGCAGACCTTCAAGAAGAGGCAATAGCAAGACAAGAGCCGCTAGGGATGTTTTTGCAGAAGATGTATGCAAATCCCAATATAACTATACAGTTTGCCCCTCCAGTTCAGGCTACAAGGTAGACTAAATATGGCAGACCAAAAACACTTAGATTTTCTTTTTGACACTCTTGAGGCCAATGAGGTCGCGGAGAGCGATCAGCCGGTAAGTCAGCCAGACGTAGCTGTTCAGCCAATTGCGTCTCCCGATACTAAGAAAAGGGACGTAAAATATCTTTTTGATACGCTTGAGCGTAATGAGTCAAAAGAGCTTACTTCTGCTACGTTTGCTGATGTGGCAAAGTCTGGTGGCTTACGAGCTATTGCTGGCCCGGCGCAGGCATTCTTGGCCCTTGTGGAGTCATCCGCAGAATCGGCTGGCAATCCATATCCTGAAAATCTATACACCGTTGAAGAATTTACTCAAATGATTCTTCAGATGGAAGGGAATAAAGATATGGGGGCTGGGCAACGGTTTGTCAGGGACACTCTCGCAAATGTCATTCCCATCGCGTTAGAAATTGGTCTTACCAGAGGCGCTACCATTCCGCAAACAATAAAGGTTACTGGGGGCGTTGGTCTTGGCTCTGGCTACACGCAGTTTGTTGAAGACCCAACTCAAGCAAAAACAGGAAGCACCGCTAGGATGACCAATGCCGCTCTTTCGTCATTAATAGGGATGATCGCCAGCGGAGGCACTTCCCTATTCGGAAGAGGTATTGATTACCTGCGTGGGGCTAGGGGTACACGAGAATCTGCAAATGTTGACATCCGCCCAGATGTTGATACCCGGATGGAGGGTGCAGCCACAATAGAGCAGGCGCGAGATGTCGGAATCACCCTGACACCGGGGCAGGCGACCTCTGACATTGCGCTGCAGACCCAAGAAATGTCAGCAGGCGGAAGGTTGAGCAGGCAGTTAGTCAGAGAAATTGGCGACACAGTACAATCCAACCAAAAAGCCGCAGATGCCTTAATTGATGACCTGTATTCTGTGCTTTTGCCAGAGGGCAAGGCAACGATCCACGCGAATGTTTCTGCGTTGTATGAAAAATCTGGCAAGCAGCTACTGAGGGGCGATTCTCTGGATGCTTTTAATGATCTCAGAGCATATAGCCCAAGAGGTACGGATAAGCTGTCTGTAATTGAAAAAACAATAGCAAATATAACTAACAACCCAGCGACAAATAGAGCGTATGCAGAGCTTCCAGAAAACTCTATTGGCAGAGCAAATTTAATAGTCCGTAACTTGCAGACTCAAATTAACGCGGCTAAAGAGGCTGGAACCGAAGACTTTATTCCCCTAAAAAATCTAAGAGAAGATCTTTTAAAAATACTGGACGAGGCTTCTCCAGAGTACGCGTTAGCTCGCCAAACCAGTCAGAGGGAAAAAGTAGCCCAAGAGGTTATAGAGGCCTTAAGGGCTGATAAAGGTTCTGCTGTCGTCCCCTACGCAAATAGCGCCGAAAGGTTTGTTGGCGCGTTTGATAACGTAAAAGCAAAAGAAAAGCTCTTCGAGGGCATCAGCAACCTGCCAAACAAGGCCATGCAAGCTGAAGCTAGGGCAAAGTTTGAGCTTTTAATAAAGTTGCTACCTAAAGTTGCTAGTCAGCAGAAGTTTTTAGAACAGCGACTAGCTCAGTCTGGAGAGAGAATATTGCAAGAACGCGCCTCACCTGAAATTGGCTTTCTTTTTAGCGCGTTAAACGCAATAAACACCAACAATGACACCAATTTTTTAAGGTTTATCTTAGACCCGTCAAAAACATCAGCGCGGCTTAGAGAGTTAAATCTTGAAAGAAACACGGCATCAGAAGAGTTTTTAAAGAAAGTAGGAATCGTTTTTGGCGAGATAATTGATGATTACGCAACAGAAAATGTAGCTGGTATGGACTTTGCGGAAAATTTAGAGCTATCTGGTTTAGATCGGCAGGCAATGGGTCGATCTACCGATTCTGCAAAAGCAAAGGCTTACAGAAACCTGCTCCAATCTGGCCGACTAGATGAGTTTATGGCAAAAAATCCCGAGGCCTATAAGATACTGCGCGATGCTGGAAAGGCTCAAGCCATCGTTTAGCTAATTCCAGCTAACAATCTCATAGCTAGGATCAGCCTCAGCCTTCCTAAACTCTGCCCTGTAATGATCACTAATTTCTTTACGCAGTAATTTATTAGTCTTCAGCAGGGCATTGGCCTTTTCTCTCAGAATGTCCATGTGGCCCTCGCCATACAGCTTTGTCAGCCAGTCAGTAAAGGCTACGGGGTTCGACGTAAACCACTGGTGGTGGTATCTGCATAACGTCACCGCGTTATCCATAGACCAGCGTACAGACTTCCTAGCTCGACCGTATATATGCGCGCAGTCCGTCCCTTCCTTAGAGCAATACTGGCAAAGATGGCGGTCTCTATGCCTGACACACTTGCTAAACCAGTCATCACAGGCTTCTCTTTTCACTGCCATTACATTGATTCCTTAGCAGACCAGCATTTTACGTTTAACTTCATATTAAATTAGCCTCGGTTGGGTCGGGATCTTCTTAAATGTATTTGCTGTATTTTGTTTTTTCCCTTTCGGGAAGCATGGCAACGGCGTCCATCGTAATTTATGGCGCAAGTGCTTCTTTTCTTTTTTCGAGCCATGAAAAAAAACGTAACGATGCTTTGAGCTACGGAAAACTCTGTTTGCCGATATACCAGCGTGATGTCTTGGGTGCTTGCCGTCTTCAGCTGCCATGTCTGTCCTTTCTTTGCTTGTGCCACAAAAGAAAAAATTACACGCTTGGTAAACTATTCCGCTATGACCTTGCGCGGTGTCAGCGTAAGACACAATGACTCGCGGTTTTGGCAACTTTTTTATCGCATTAGCCACCAAAAATGAGGCTTGGTTTGGTTTGTTGTCCTTCAAAACCAGCCTATTTAGCTCTAAAACCAAATCTTTGTTCTCCGGCCCGCACACCCCAGTGCAAACAAATGGCGATGCCGGGGAGCCAAACGTAACGACCCCAAGTAAGTCAAGGCCGTCGAATAAACCAAACGCAAAACTAATAGAAGGCACTCTTGAGGCGTAATGAGTGTTTACTATGAGCGGCGTGGCCTCGTCATAACTAATTGATTTCACATTCATACGCGATCGTTCAGTCACCCTGCCTTGGCTTCGGGTAGCGGATTATCTCAAGAGGCGTCTCATCTACATCCTTGAGTGGCTTAGTACTCAGATCCATCATTATGGCTACGTCCTGCTGTAGCCGCTTTGCCATAGATTCTGCGGCCTCTAGGGCCAGTTGTGCGTCATTCTTCATAACTCATCCTTCAATGTCTGTGGAAACGGGACGTAAATCCCTTTCTTCTCTGAGAGCCACCGTATAAGCACCTCAGCGGCTTCGCTTAGCTCCCCACCCGTGAGCCTAGTGGTGGAGGTTTTGTCGTACATGGCCTTAATGATGGGCTTGTAGAGCATCTCTTTGACAAGCCCTTCAGTAAACGGTATCTCTACCTCTTCGTTGAAGGGGTGCTTATTGGAGTACCCGGCATCGTTAAGCTGTTCTGCCATCTGTCTGAACCATAGGTGCATGGCGTTATTCTGTCGCTCGGTCCTGCCTGCTGGCTTGATTGAGTACACAAGATGGTTGCCCTGCTCAAACTGATCTTTTGCAAAGTCGATAAAGAATTGCAATTTATCTTTATGATCGATAATCCATCTATGACCGTCCATCTTCACCCCTAAGACACCCGTTTTTCTTGTATCCATTCCATTAAAGCACCTAGCGGCTTGAGGTGTTCCCGCCCTACAAACCAGCCTGCACCATGCCCCAAGTCTTTTTGCACCATCACCTTTTGGGCCTGCCCAACGCCGATGAACCCCGGAATATCAAACACATCATCTTCCCCTGTCTTGCAAACCAGTACCGCTACCTGCCAATCAAACTTTGAGTGCTTTGCGAAAAGCAAATTGCCATTCGGAGAGAACGTCCCTTTTACCTGTACCTGTAATTCTCTTCTGCCACAGTCCACATAAATGTCAGTGCCTAAGTCTGGCCCCATCTCGCTAAAGCCGTATTTCATCCCTAGCGCCTTCCTTACGACAATCTCTGAATGAACACCTAAAAGCTCCACGTCCAAGTCAGATCTTTTGGTGTCCACCCTCATGTTGGGTATGCCGGTATCCCGCGACATGTGAGAAGCCGTCCTAGCCATGCGGATAGACATATCTAATTCTGATTTTCTAAGCCTTACCTTCATGGATTTTCGGCCAAAATAAAATTGTTAATGAAATCAAGAATATGCCCACTTGGCCCACTTGGCCCCTGTTCTGGGGGGCCGCCCCCTAAAACACGGGCAAAGCGGGCAATGTGGGCATGTCCATGTTTTTGTTGAAGTTTTTTTTCTCACCAGTTTTCACCCCTCCAGCGGTAATTTTTGGCATTGTTGCCGGGGTTCCTGCGGAGCTTCAGCATGTTGCCTTTCAACAAGTCCATGCAGTTGCGCAGGGTTTTCTTAGTGCATTCGTTGGGGTTCAGGTGGTCATCATTCAGCATCCTAAATAGCTCTGCTTGGCTATGCTCAGTGCCATCCTTCATCACGGACTCGAGGAACAACACCTCATCCTCATATTTGGCAAATGCCTTGCCGACGTTGATCTGGGCCATCTGCTTCTTCTTCAAGCCACTGATGTCATCTTCATCAAGGAACTCAACAGAATCCACAGACTCCTCGTAGCCGACTGTTTCGTTAGTCTGCCTATATCGGAAGCCGCCAGAAAATGAAATCTGCCTACGATCCTTTTCGTTTATTACTAACAGTTCTTGATAGTCTGCAAACTTGTCGTTTAGTGGGTCAAGGCCAAACATATTGTCTACATCCGCCTTCAAGTCCTGCACGCCCTCATAGATCAGGCGGCCGTCTAGCGAGCGATGTTTATTACAGTGGCCCAGCAGGATCACAGTCCCGCCAGCAGCCGCGAACTCTCGGAAAGTATGCAGAATATCCGCCACCTCGCCCTTGTTCAGCACTGATGCAAACTTCTTCAGGGTGTCGCAGATGATGATCTTGCCCTCTGCCTGACCCTCTTCGCGGATCAAGTCGAGCATTCTCAGGGCGTCATTGGCGTTTCTTAGCGCTGGATCTTGCGAGTTGGCTAGGGTAACCATAGCCATACCATGCTTCATGCCCATTTCTGCCTTCTGGACAATACCTCTGGCCCCGTCATCCTCGTTGAAGTAGATAACGTCCGAGCCTTTTATCAGGTTATTGCGGATTGATTTAAACAGGTTGCCTAATACCCAGACCGTCTTGCCGGCCCCAGATGGCGCGTAGACGAGCGTTACGGTTCCGGTAGTAATCATGCCTGAGATAACTTCGCGTTCGTTAGCGAGCCTCTGCTTAAGCTCAGCGAGCCGATGGTGGGTGCTGGCCGCTTGTAATCTCTGGAGGGCTGATAATGGTTCGTTGATGTACTTCTCGTAACGTCTAGGCTTTTCGTCTAATAGCTTTTTGTATTCTTCTGCTGGGTTGTACGTTTCATTCATTTCTGCGTACATGGCTTGCATGGACGCGATGAAGTCGTCGTCTCTCACTGTCACTCCCTATCCCATTTTTCGTTGAGCGGAACCGCCAACTCTGAATCAGCCGCCTGAGCTTGTCAACAAATTGCTGACCTTTTTTAATTAGGGGCAGATGTCATCAAGTGTTATCATGTGTAGTCAAATGTAATCAAATGATGTAAAGTAGGCTCAGGTCAGCAAAGGAGGGAAGAGTATGGCCGATAAAAACAAAGGTGAGGTAGAGATCCATGGCAAGGTTTACCTAACTGTTGCCAGAAGGATCGATGATTTCAGAAAGTCAGAAGAGTTTAAGGGCTGGTCGATTGAGACAGAGTTGGTTAGCGCCGAGGACTCGATGGTCGTGATGAAGTCAACTATCCGGGATAGTGATGGCAAGGTTGCGGCCACTGGCTACGCTGAAGAAAACCGTAGTTTCGGAAAGATCAACAAAACGTCAGCCCTTGAAAATGCCGAGACCTCGGCGGTCGGCAGGGCCTTGGCGTTCCTTGGTCTTGGCGGTAGTGAAATAGCCAGCGCCGATGAGGTATCCACTGCTATCGCTCACGGGTCGGTGAAGGATGTGATGGAGCCGATCCTAAAGCACAACGATGTGGCCAGAGAGAACTTCGATTCTATCTACTTCATCAAGGAATACATCAAAACCGGAGATGTTTCCGGAGTTGCACAGATATGGCTTGAGTTGTCTAACGAGATAAAAGAAGCCTTATGGGTTGCCCCGACAAAGGGCGGCGTATTTACCACAGAAGAGCGGGCGTTTCTCAAGTCCGATGAATTTGCACAAGCCAGAAAGGAGGCCGCATGAGCGACGAGAAAGATTTCGTCAATGGCATGATTGTTAAGAAACCTAACGACAACGCGCCAGATTTTGTCAAAGCCAAGGTGTCTATCAAGCTCGATGACTTCAAACAGTGGATTGGCAGCTTTGTTAAAGCCAACCCTGATGATGAGTGGATAAACATTGACGTAAAAGAATCACAGAAAGGCACTTGGTATGCCGAACGTGATACATGGAAGCCCAAGAAAGAGGGTTCCGCCCCGGCCGCCAAGGAAACCGATGACATTCCTTGGTAACATCAACCAGCCGCTGCTTGACTCCCGCAGTGGCAATCTTGCCCAGACCCCAAGCTCTGGGCTTTTTTTGAGGAGAAGCAATGAACGATCAAGATGAACCCCGAGTTAGTGGTAAAGATTATCTGACTTACCGTACTTTGTTTGATATTTTCAAGGTGTATACAACGCCTAAGCTCAAGCGCGTACTGGAAGCCAACAACATTAAATATCTGGTGGACGGGAAGGGCAAACCGTTGGCCCGGATTGATGATGTGTACGGATCTAGCTACGGAAGGAGTGAAGATAATACTACCACCGTCACAGCTTCGCCAGAGTGAGCAAAGATCGGGGTGGCTGGCTTGACCGGGTTCCGGAATGGCTACCGCCCCTTATCCTTGTTTCAGCCGTCTCGCTATATATCTTGGCGGGGGATGTTGCCTAGCTCTTGATGGTACTTCACGTTCTCTAGGTGTTGTGCCATCACTTCTTCTTTTGACTGGCCGTGATACTCGACCGCCAGCCTCATATCTAACAGCACATTGTTCAGGCTTTTAGTCTGAAAGCCATCACCTTCCTGTTTGTAGATCGAAGCCAGCACCCTGCCGAACTTACCGCGCTTGTCGATATACGTCCTGAGAAGCACCGTACAGCCCTCTGGAAGCTCGTTTTTTAAGTAATCTTTAGCTAGGTTGCCGAGTGCTTTTGTCTCTGGCGTGCCGCCACGGATCTCTGCGGTGTCTATACCGTAGAGTCTTATAGATTGATTGTGTAGCCAAACGCCCATCCCTAAATCGAGATCAACCCGGCATGAGTCGCCATCATAGATAGATCGGATACTGGCCTTGTAGGTATACATGATGGCCTCCGGAAGAAGGGGCGGTATTGAGTGAACTGGGACCGCCTAAAACCAGCCAACACGCGAGGGATCGCGTTACACAGTCAGAATACTAGCACGAGGATGGCCAACGTCACTAGGCATCCCAAAACGCCTGCAACACAGCATACAGCCGCCAGCAGGAGCTTTTCTGTGCGGTCGCTATACATTAATTGCCTCCTCTAATGGCTGAACGAGCCGATATATATTGCCTTCGTAGGTTGCCTGCTTAGGGCCTACAAAGCTGGGTTTAACGTAAATCTTTTTCTGGTACTGGGGGTGATGCCTATACCTTGGGTGGCTTAGGGTTTTCCAATGCCCGCGCCTGCGGTGAGGCTTGGGCGATGCGTGTGTTCCGCACCCCGGCTTTTGTGTGGCTGGCATTCTGTCTAAAAGCAAGATATTTGGCCCGCTTGCGGCCCGCCACGGCTTCCCTTTATTCAATGGGCTTTTTTTCTTTGGCCCCGCTTGGGAGTTGACGGGTGCTACCTCAACCAAATGTTTGTCGCCGTATTTTGCATAAGCCCATGTCGCCAAGCTGGTTTCGTGTAAGTGGGCGGCGTGTTGTTCTAGACCGGTGATCTTTTCCCCCCAGTATTCTAAGGCTTCATGGGCTGATATTACCTTGGTTCGGTAGCGATCATTGCCATCAGGATTTAAAAAAGCCCATCCCTGCCACACGAAAATAAACGGATCTCCTTCATAAGCGCAAAGCATCACCAAGTACTTTCCACGGTGTTCATCCATGACTTCCGCTGCGTCGAATCCGTTCCAGCTTGCCTGCCCGTCAAATAAATCTCTGGGGTAATCTTTTAAACAGGTAAGATCCGGTCTTGCGACATCCAAAAAACACCCCCAGACCCTTGACGTGTAATTTATTATCCCGTTTTGGCTCGTCATTTTCCCGCTATGACGGAGTTGCATGGCCCACTCATTAAACACCGGCTCTGGCGCTTCTTGGGTATAACCATTTTTTTCGAGGTTTTGGGCAAACTTACCAATCGGGGTTTGATCGAAAAGATTCTCAGTCATAGAAATCAAAGGCTCATTCATAGACATTTCGATAAGTTTATGAAGGTTGGTCGTGTCGCCAAGAACCCTCTTTCCTCCCGTTAACGCGCGTCTCACAATTTCTGCGTCTGGCCGTTTCATGCGTAATCACCCGCGCAAACGTCAGCGTTGCTTGCGTCCTCTTCGATTAAGTCCATGATGTAGTCAAAGCTCAACAACAGTGTGATATTGACCTCACCCGAACCGGGGATATGAGTCATCACCTTAACCAGCTCAAATGTTTTGGGTTCCGCGTCACCGTCACCCGCGTTAATGCGGTAGTGAACATCCGCATAAATCGTCGCCCATTCTGAATCAAGCTCGGTCGAGAATACGTGCGTCCTATCGTAAAGTGTTGAAACTCCCATCACTCTTCCTCCTTCGTTGCCAGACCCACAAGCCAATCCATTTGCGCTAGCGCGCGGTCTAGCCCTTCAACCAGCCCTTTGTAGTAAGCCTCATTCGCCCAACTCGCATACTTTTCGCGCGGGTCAAAGCGATGCTGAACGGCGGCTTGCTGTTTAAGCAAGGCGTCCATGTGCTGGCTTTGTAGGCGATCCCGCCTTTCAATCAACTCTGATACTAATGACAGTTCAACACTCATTGCTCCACCCCCTGTAATCGGTCAGCAATCATGCCAATGTCACGGCGAGCCATAGCGACATCATCGGAACCGTTGCGGATCTTAGATAGCCAGCGGTCGGCGGATGCCAGCCCGGCGATAGCTTCCCGCAACCTAATTGCCGTCAATTGCTTTTGGGTTTCTTCGGATATAGGTGCGGGCTTGCGTTCCTCGATATATGGGAACATATCCCGCGCCACGGCGACTACTTCGGCCTCATAAACCGAATGAGTGTCCCAGCTGGTATCTAGGATCGCGTGATAAACCGCCTCCGCCTCTGATTTAGAGAGCCAAGGCGCGCATTTAGTAACGTATTGCTGTGAATAAGTAGACATGATTATCCCCTTTTGTTGATGTTTTGGAAGTTTACCAAACCTGTTAACAGTTGAATAGCTCTTCGACAGCATCGGCCAGACCAATCTCGTCGGTAAAGCGTTCGATGTGAGAGCTTCCCCACCAGTGGCCCTCCACGGTGTTATCGGTAGTGTTGACCCAGATATTTGGCCCACCAAATGCCACTAGGATGCGCGCGCCTTTGATGGTGCGGTCATTGTTCAGAATCCATTCAATATCCAGCGCATCAGTCAACCAATCAAAGCCAGACATTGGACGCAGTTCCTCACCGCATGAACACTCGCCGGATTCTGTATCTTCGTAAATAGCTTCGCACATCTCACAGAATGCAGACTCAGACTCCAGAGACTTTACGACAGACAAGACATTAGACTTTACAGACATGATATTTCCCTCGTTTGTTGTGCCAGTGTTGGCACCCAGAAAACCGCGCGGCGTCACCCGGTGCGGTTTGTGGGTTTGGGTGGGTTTTAGCTGGTCATGGCCGTGTGGATAATCACGTGGCCGGTTTTGGTGTCGATTAATCGGAAGTCTCGCAAGCCAGCCGGTGCCATTTGAGTCACGCAGTATTCATACTCTTTGGCCGCGGATTTCATCGGGTACGGCTTCTTGAGTCGGTTTGACCATTTGGTGTCGGCATACTCCGGCACACCGTCGGCCTCATATTCTGCAACTAGTTTGGCGCTGTCGCGCTGTTGCACCTGATACCGATATTCTCGCCATTTGTTTGTCATGTGTTTCCCCTTTCAATGTGTTTGTTGGTATCAGTGCTGTTGTGCATCTGATGGGTACTATATTACCAACATTGCAAAGTTTGTAAAAGATTATGTTTTCATAAGAACATTGGGTGGTTATAACTTTTTGTGTGGGGTTTGGTGGTGACTGTATTGGGGCTTTATTGGGTGCCATGTCCATCCTCACACCTCAACTTTCCCGTTCCACTTTGACACCCAGCACCATCGAAGGTTCTGTTTTGAAACTTGGCCCGTGCCAGATTGGAACCGACCTCGTTTGTGAGTGCTTACTAACCTCGACTGCGTTCCAGATGGGAACTGACCCCCCGGCCCCCCTAGCGCAGGCTCGTTATTATTATTGTACCCACCCACCCACAAAAAAAGCCAAAACTGAAAAGTCGATAATCCTTGCAATCCCCCTTAGCACAAGTGTTACGATGTTACTTTCGGTAACACTCAAAGGTAACGAAAGGTAACACTGGAGGTAACACTTATGATTAAGATGATTGGTAAGCAGGTAAAGTCTAGGACAATGCATCTGACTGACGTTCAGGCAGGGGCTGTGGTCTTGGGTATTGTGGGCTTGGTCGTACTGGTTTTTATTATCTGATCTTTAATCTTTAGGATTTAAGGGTTGTTTTTTGAATCAAGTAATATAGGATAGGGAGGGAAAGGCGGGCTTAATGGCCCGTTTCGGATTTTGAGGACTGTGGTATGGCTAGTGACCCTTTACAGGTGGGCGGTGTTAAGTGGCCCAATATGATGCAGAACCCTACGGGTATTGTTGCGGGTGCAGCTAATCCTGCTATGGACCCCACTGCCTTAAATAATGCCCAGATGCCCTTGGAATCCTCAAAAGTAAGATTCCAGCCCACATCTGTTGATACCACCCCTTCTACTGATGCCACGAAGGGCAGAGCAATAGACACTTAC